GCGATCCAACATTCGACGAATACAATAGTAACATAGCCGGCGGCAATAATGCAAATGGTGCCAATGGTGTCCAGGTAGGTAATCCATCGACACAAACATCGTTGCCCGGGCCAAATACAACACCTCCATTTGCTTCCGATGACAAGGTTCCGCCATATATTCCAGGAAAAGATGTTGGTTGTCCACTTTCCTGGGACCCAACTGCACCAAATGCATATGATTATCAGTTGAGTCCTAATTTTAAAGTTAGAGATTTCAGCATCAATGCGTTCTTTCCTAATCAGGTTACAACATTCGCAGGTCTTGAGCCGAAAGATCGTGTTTGTAATCTAATGGCGTTAGCAGTTAATGTAGCGGAACCTCTTTTGGCTAAATTTGGTAAGTTTAGAATAAATTCTTCTATAAGAAATCAGGAAACTTGTCCCGGCCCTAATCATAGTCAACACACGCAAGGTATGGCTATGGATATACAATTTCCGGGATGGAGTCTCGATAAGTATTGGGAAATGGCACCGTGGATAAGGGATAATTTACCGTATGATCAAATGATATACGAGTATAGTGATAAGTCAGGATCTGTATGGTATCACCTAAGTTATAATCAGGCCGGTAATCGAAAACCCGGTGATCCGTTGAAAGTTATGACAATGTGGCATAATAAATATGACCATGGCGGGCTAAAAAGGTACGCATAGACACCGAAATAAATACCTATATAATTTTCTTGATAAATAACAGAAAGAGAATTATATGGCATCAAATCAGCGTGGGTTAGTTCAGAAAAACATCATAACAAGGAAACCCTACTTTGTTGGATTCAACACGGTAAACCAGCCCTCACCTCCGTATTCGATGACTAATATTAATTTAGTCAAGAGAGATATCCTGAATCAATTTGCTACACCACTGGGAACTAGACTAATGTTGCCGGGATTTGGTACAAACATTTATAGCTATTTGTTTGATCCGTTTGATGATTATACTAAAAATGCAATTATTGAAGATGCCGTAAGAGTTGTACAAGACGAACCGCGAGTAGAACTTGTATCTATTGATGTCTTCCAAAGTGACCAAGCATTAACTATTGCTATGGTATTATTATTTGTACCAGAATCTATTACTGATAGTTTATTTGCTACATTCTCGCTAACCGATAAGGAATCGTTCTAATGTCTGAAAGTATTCGCCAGTCAAATCTTTTCGCCTCAGAAGATTATAAGAAAGTCTTTCAGGCATATCAATTTATTGATTATACAGCCTATGACTTCGACACACTAAAGCAGGCAATGATTAATTATATTCAGATCTATTATCCTGAAGATTTTAACGATTATGTTGAAAGTTCTGAATTTATTGCAATCATCGAACTTATTGCATACTTCGGAACAAGTTTAGCATTTAGAACTGACTTAAATAGTCGCGAAAACTTTATTGATACAGCCGAACGTAGAGAAAGTATTATCCGTTTAGCTCAGATGGTTAATTATGTTCCAAGTAGAAATATTGCCGCAGCTGGATTATTTAAGGTTGCGTCTGTGCAAACAAATCAGCCACTTACTGATGCAAACGGTATTAATATTGGTTCTCGTTCGGTATATTGGAACGATCCCAATAATCCAGATTGGTTTGACCAATTTGTGCAAATTTGTAATGCTGCATTTAGCTCGCTAAATCCGTTCGGTCGTCCTACAAAGAGTGGTGTAATAGGAAATATTCCAACTGACCTATACCAGTTAAATAATGTTACAAGACAAAATGTTACATATCCGGCTATTATTACTATCAATAGTCAGCAGTATCCTATAGATATCTGTAATCCAGATTTTATATCTAATCAAACAATCTTTGAGAGGGATCCAGATCCTGATAACGCATTTAATTTCTTATACAGAAATGATAGTCTCGGTGTCGCATCTGCAAATACTGGGTTCTTTCTATACTTTAAGCAAGGCAATTTAATAAACACAGATACGAATTTTGATTTCCCTGTGCCAAATAGATTATTCCCGATTGATATTCAGAATATTAATCAAGATGACGTGTATGTTCAACAGACGGATCAGACAGGTACGGTTATAAACAAATGGCTTAAGGTGCCTGCACTCGCCGGGGAAAATATTATCTACAATAGTATTCAGTTTGCACAAAGAAATATTTTTGACGTATTATCTGGTGCTAATGATACTGTCACTATAAGATTTGCTGATGGTAATTTCGGTAATGTACCGACAGGATTATTTAGATTCTGGACTCGTATTAGTGCAAATCAAGCTCTTGTTATTAGACCAAATGATGCACAAGGTCTTCAGATCAATATTCCTTATATTGGAGTAGATCAGCAATCATATACATTGCAAGTTATTTTCAATTTAGAACAAACAATTGGTAATGCTGCTCCATCAGAAACTAATGATCAAATTAGATTGCGTGCTCCAGAAGTATTCTCAACGCAATCTCGTATGGTTAATGGTAGTGACTATAATGTTCTACCACTTATTTACGGTAATCAGATTACAAAGTTACAGGCAATAGCTAGAACATTTAGTGGAGATAGTCGTTATATCGACCTAAATGACCCAACTGGTTTCCATAAGGATTTAATTATATTCGGGCAAGATGGTGCATTATTTAGAGATAATCAAAACGTATTAACAGAAGTTATACAAGACTCATCTAACTCGGGAACAATTAATCAGATCCTTGTAAACACAATTCAGTCAATGTTGCAAGATCCTAAAGTTAATAAGTTCTTCTATGATGAATACGTGCCTCAATTCGAGTCTACGATTAGAGTTAATCCGCCAAACACCGGTAGATCATTACTGGATTTAGTGCCAACATTGGGTGATCCTTCGTCGCCACTATTCTGGCAGACAAGCCCTGCTAAATTTAAAAATACAACAGGGTTCTTTAGTGGAGCAGCGGGTTCTCCTACAGCCTTACCATTAGTAAATACACTCACACCAGATAATCTTCCAAACAGTGTGTATGAACCGTGGAACCTTATATCTGCAGGGGCAGTATTACAATTTGAATTACCAGGAGACTCAACTACACTGAACTCGGCAGGGGTGAATAGTGTTATTCAAAATGGTATTCCACAAATTGTTAATCCATTAAATCCATATGCTAATATCGGCCCGATAGAATTGGGTGTGAATGAACAAGTGAATTATCGCGCAGCAAAGGTGTATCCTGCTTTTAGAAATGTATTAAATTCTACAGAAATTAACGGTAATGGTGGGTCCGAACCTACAGGATTCTATGGAATTAACAACAGAATAAATGATGGACAATCATTCTGGATGTATTATGATTTATTAACAGACGAATGGCATACATTTGCGAATCCGGGAGCAGGCGTATCACAACCGTTTGAATATGCACCTGCCGATATTGATATAATAAGCGGGACTCCACAAATCTATTCAACAACTAATTGGACAACAACAACACAGGGTGGTCTATTATATATTTCTATTGTTCCTAATCTAGATACAACAGTAACATATGATCTAACGGCTAGAGGCCGAGTTTACGTTTTTGAATCATATAGAGATGTTAGATTCTATTGGGAACCAAATAAAGTTATTATCGATAATGCCTCTGGATTAGCATTGCAAGATTCTATTGAATTTATGCCCTTCATTAATACAAATGCTTCTATTGATAACAACTTACCGCCAGCGCCACCAATTAATGGTCTAACAGCATTTCTGAATGCTCAGGTTGATTTTAATATCTCCGGAGTATATATTCAGGACGATGGATATCTTGATAATGCCAAAGTGCAGATATCACTTGTTGATGTAAATGGTGATGGTATACCCGATGACCCAGGTGCATTTGACAGAATAGTTTCAACAACAGATAGAGTTGTGTTTGAATATTATACAGATGCTATATCCGGTTATCAAAGTACTCGTCCGTGGATTTCTAGGTGGAAAACTAATCTAGAAAATATATCTACACCATTATATGTTTATTTCCCTATGTTAACCCCGGGAAGTGATATAACAATTTACAGTTCACCATATATAGCAGATCAAATATTAACAGGTACAGATATTCTTAATCCTGGCGGCGTTAGTGGACTTAATTATGTATATATGGATTCTGTAGATTTACTATTCATTAATAATCTAGCACAACTTCATTATACAGATCCAATCGGCCACCCAGCACCATATGTTGTTAGTATTGCTAATCAATTAAGTTTATTTTTCAATAATACTAGCTCATCAACTGATGCAATTATATCTGCAATTTATCCTTGGTTGGCAGGAACATATACTCTAGTTAATAAATCAAGTACTTTAACAACATACTTCTTAAATAAGAGTTATCTAATACCTAATACTCCGGGATTTGGCGTATATTATACATTCGGGTTTGTGACTACATCTAATACAGGGTATATCACTGGCAGCGTAATAGAAGATGCACTAGATACAACTCATTATGATAAAAATGGTAAATCGTTTACTCAAAATACAACGGTACCTACGGCACAACAATTGCCGGTATACTTCAAATGGAGTCATTATTCCCCGATTGACCAACGAATAGACCCGGCAGCAACAAATATTATTGATATGCTTGTTATTACTAATAGTTTCTATACCGATATGATAAATTGGAGAAATAGTAATGGAACTGTTCTTACTTTACCTGCATCGCCAACAACAGAAGATCTTAGAATACAATTTCAGAACTTAGATCAATATAAAATGGTTAGCGATTCAATGATATGGAATTCGGGTGTATTTAGATTATTATTCGGCACACAGGCTGCACCAGAATTACAGGCAACTTTTAAAGTAGTAAAGGCAGCATCAACAAACATTAGCGATAATGAAGTTAAGACAATGGTTATAACTGCTATAGATCAATATTTTGATATCAGGAACTGGGATTTTGGTGAAAACTTCTTCTATACAGAACTTGCAGCATTCATACATCAGCAACTTTCTACAATTATTAGCACTGTTGTTATTGTGCCTAATAGTGCCAATTCGTTATTTGGTAACTTATTTGAAATTATAGCAAAACCTAACGAATTGTTTATGTCAACTGCAACAGTAAATAATGTGCAGATAGTGTCCGGTTTAACAGACCAAAATCTCCGAGTTTAAACTGTATATAATTTTCGTGATAAATACTGAAAAGAGATAGTCATGCACATGGCTATCTCGTACAACGGAAATCATAATGACTCAGTATATTAAAAAACTGCCGGCGGTATTTCAGACAGTAACTGAAACAAAATTCTTTGATGCTACATTTGATCAAATTTTCTCAAAGAGAGATAGTGATTTATTGGCAGGATATTTAGGACGTAGAGTAGCCGGAAATTATAATCCTGTTACTGATTTTTATCTTCCAGAACCTAATAAGAACAGAACATGGTGGCAACTAGAAGCAACAGCATACGCACAAGATGCTAGTAGCAATAAAACGAATATTTTCTTTTATGAAGACCTATTAGATAATATCGAATATTACGGTGGTAATATTCTTAATCAAGATAGACTATTTGAGTCTGAATATTATAGCTTCGGGCCTCCGATCGACTATGATATGTTTATTAACTACCAAAATTATTATTGGGTCGAGCAGGGATTAACTACAATCACTATTACTGGTGTAACCGGTGCCGATATTATTGGTAAACCATCATTTAATACAAATGATGTTTCGGGTGCCACACCTGCTAATTTAACTATTACAACTGGCATGTCCATTTCATTGGCTGATGACCCATTATATTCCGCTTCTCACACAGTTGAGAATATTGGTGGGTGCATAGGTATTCAATTAGTCCCGCAGTTTCCAGATTATACTCCGGGAACTATTTTTGAATTCTTACCCTGGGACGGATCTATACTACTATCTACTGGTAGAATTATAGATAATACGAACTGGGATGCATCTACATGGGATACTCAGACTCAGCCACTTGCAGGTGATTATATAACAATCGAGCGTGGATCTATTGATAGAAATGCGTGGTCTAGAACCAATAAATGGTTTCATATCGATGCAATCACCGCAACCATTGCTGCCACAACAACATCCTTCCCTGTAAATGCTACACGAGCATTAAGACCTATTATTCAATTTATAGCTGATCTAACTCTTTTCAAATCAGGTACACAATTCAGAGCCGATATTAATTACGGATTTGCAGATATATCAGCTAATGTACCAATCTTATTGGCCACCTATCAGGGCGTGCAGGCATCTATAGTTAATGCTGCCCTTGGAACTGATTTTGTAGGCGGGGAATTAGTCTGTTTCTTTAATGATAAAACAACATTTGGTGTATGGGATATATCGCGCTGGGAAACGCCACCTGGTTCTTGGGATGCCGGTAACGGAGTAATTAATGATTATATCTTTCAGACAAGCATATTACCGGGCGGACAAATTATTTTCTCGCCTTACACTGCTTGGTCAACACCTATACTCGAAGGCGATATTCTCTTTATTACAGAAGATGGTCCGTATAACTCTGCGTTAAGAGGGAGCACCTGGTACTATAGTTTAGGCACATGGCAAGAAGCACATAATGATAAGATATCTGTTAACCAACCACCAGAGTTTCAGTTGTATGATCATAGCGGAATAGGCCTCGATAATCCAGTAACTTATCCAGCAAGCACATTTAACGGAAGTAAGATATTCTCTTATAAAGTTGATACAACGCCGGGTGTAACAACAGACCCTGTCTTAGGATTCGGTATTATCTATACTGCTCTCGGCCAAGCATCCGACATTGTTTTTCAGAATAATCTTATTACTGACAGATATACATATCAAACTGCAGAATTACCTATTAATGGATACTACTATTATAAGGCAGTAACTGATCCTGTACTATATAACAATTGGAATTTATATCAGCCGTGCCCGTGTAATATTACTCCGACGCCTCCTGCAAATTGTTTAGAGACAAGTAAGCAACGAGTTATTGATAAATTTATAATCGGATATGGATCAGAGTTCCAATTTAAATTAAGTGTTACACCGTATGGTTACACATTTGGCGCGGGCGATATTCAACCAACAGCCGATCTATCTGTATCTGTAAATGGAAATCAAATTCAGAATAAAATTGGTGGATTTATATTTTCCGAAATTAACAATAGTGTGTATGTTGATTTAACTGCATATATCACTAATCTATTAACTACAACTCAAACACAAGCACCTGTTGTTGAAGTACAAACATATACTCAGGGAT